AAGCTGTAAGCATTAAAAAGGCTAATAAGAAAAACCTATTCATTCCCGTACGGTATCATAATATATTTAAAATGTCCAGAAGATACAAAAAAAGCCCGATCGGTAATGATCAGGCTTCTCGTTTATAATATTTAAATATATTTTATTTTAATGTTTTTGAAGTTTCTTGCTGTTTATCCATGTAAACCAAAACTTTATTAAGATCTTGTCTCAATGCTTGTTGCTGTTGATTTTGTGCTGAAAAATACCATATTGCTCCAGCAAATTGAACAAGTAAACCTATGGCTGCTGTGGCAAAATACTTTAAAACAAGCTGACGCATTTCCATATAGCTGTCAGCAGTTTGCTTTAAATAACCTACCTCTTTCACAAGAATATGTAATTGCTCACTAAGATTAAGTATAGATCCTCGTAAACCATTTTTGCCATCTACTCCAACACTGATATGCATTGCATCTCTTGCCATATCGCGAACAATTGCGACAGAATTTTCTAAAGAATTTATACTTTCAGAAGTTTCAGAGTGAATTGTATCTAGTTTTTGACGTATAACTTCAAGCTCAGCATCTCTTAAAAGCTTCTGATTTTGTAACTGCATAATAGCTGTTACTGTATTGAATTCTTGAGGATTGAGTTCGTCGGTATAACTAGACATAAAGCTTACATCTATTATAATAAAACCTAAGGATTTTGTCGCTTAATTATTTCTATTTTTTCCTCGGGATCCACTTGTTCCTCATCGGATATATAGTAGCTCAACTCTTTTTTGTCGTAAGTTTCCTTTTCAACAATTTCATCAGTATCTTGCTCTTCTGTTTGTTCTGAATCTCGTTTAGCTCCTCTAAATACAGAGCGTACGGAATCATCGTAAACTTTATCAACTAGCAGCAATTCACTGGTGCCGACTTCACCTAAATAAACTCCTTGTTTAGGTTTAGTCAAAGAATGCTCTACACAAGTCCATTTGCTTTGAGGAATGCCGAGCATCTCTAAGGCTTCAACTCTTTCAGTTGGAATGGGCTTACCGCTTACCACGCATTTGTGTATTTTTTTAGGCATATCTCAAACTATTGTTGTCCTCCCTGAGCTTGCTGCTTTGCGCCCTGCAGTCCCTGGGATTTAGACTGTGAAGTCATTTGTTCTAATTGAGCTTTAACCTGCGCATAAAGCTCCTGGTCTTGCGCCTTGATCTGCTGCAGCTGCGCCCTTCGCTGCGCGCCATCCATAGGGAATAACTGCTGCGCAATCTGTTGCGCCTGCTCTAATGCATCGGATGGGGTCATACCTTGCCCTGCTACGGCGCCTCCACCTCCCTGCATACCTCCTCCCTGCTGCTGTCCTTGTAGCATCTGCATCAGATTTGCTTGAGTAGCCTGAGCTATTTCTTGCTTTTCCTTTTCCTCTGTCTGGATTTCCTCCACTATGCGATCTTCTTCCATCTTCTTTCTAACCTGATCGCTATAATCAAAGTTGTAGAGCTTGAGCATTTCGCTACGAGCAATAGCATTAGCAGAAACCAACTGGCTAACCACACCCTTGCGCTCCATATCATCAGCAAAAGTAATGGGAATAAGAGAAATCTTGGCTTTAGGTAAACCCAGAATATGTCCTACTACGTCACCAATATGATTTAACAGTTTATTGTAGTTGTTAGGGATTACACTCCAGGCGTTTTCAAACATGCGTAACATTGGCCCCGCAGCTTGTTGCTGAAAACTCATCTGAAACATTTCAACAGGAACATCTAAAGCGTTTAAAATAGAATTTCTTGCATTCTCCATCATCTCCACAGGTGCTAACTTTGTGCCGTCACCTCCAAGCTGCTGGTAGTTTAATGGGAAGGCAAATTTGTGGTAAGCTCCTGGGTCTCTCCTGTGCTCTTCAATCATTTCATCTACAGCCCCAGACCAAACTCCTCCATTTTGGTTCAAAAGCGGATTGGCTGCAGGATTAGTAGCGTCACCCATAGATATCACCCTGAAGGGGGCAATGTCTTCAAAGCAAATTACCTCATTATACCTCTTCAATGTTTGAAGCATGAAAAAATCTTCAAAGATAAACATGCTGGGAGGGATAGCTTTTCCATCCGTACGCATCGTACTAGGTGTATCTAGTTTGAGATGGATAAAATTCTTAGTGTTGAAAGACAGCATCGTCTTATTGAAAACACAGTCAAAGATAATCTGCGGAGTTTTCTTGCTATAAAACTTGTTGTTTTTGGTCATCACTTTTTTACCGTACTGCTGAGGAATGTCCCAAAAATACTCTGACTCGCCAGTAGTTTCTTCGTGGCGAATTTTAATTTCTTTAGCAGGCCAGTGAACAATATGAATTTTATCTAAATCGTTAGCTGGTTTATCTACACACTTATGCTCGCCCTTATACCCGCACTTTAAACAAGTCATAGTATACTTGTTTTTATTAAACTCGTAGTTGTTGAGCTTATCAATGTTGGTGTTTTTATGGCACTCAGGACATGCAAGATATCTATAAAAACCCTGATTCACAGTAACAAATTCGTTACCATAGGCCAAAAGATTTAACCCTGCTTTAGCGCATACCTGCTTCCAGTTCAGTTTATCAAGCGTATCCTGATATGTCTTTTTAGCTTCCTCATCATCACAATCAATAGACAATGATGTAATAAAGTAATTTGCAATTCTATTAAGTGCCTGCTTATAGAAGCCATTCCTGTATAGGAAATGCTCTGCCCATAAAAGCATCCCCTCGATGTTCATCGGAAGATACTGCAGAGGCACGTTGTAGAATGGATTAGAATAACGGTCTCTGCCGTTGTCACCTACTTTAAAATAGCTTTGAGGGTCGTCTGGAGTAGTCATGACTATTCGTTATCTTTAGAGTTTAAATCTGCAATTTTTTGAGGATTTTTAAGTTTATGCTTATTAAGGTCGTCAGCTACAGTGTAATCCTCGGTGTCATACCATTCTGCTTTCTTAGTCTTATCAAAGTCACTTAAAGACTTTTCTGTGAGCATTCCATTTTTTTCCATAATATTATTCTTGATTTTCTTCGGGTACTTTGAATAAAATCATAAACTTTTTGCTAGAGTCTGGCGAGTCAAAAGTAACTCCAGGATAATACACACTGACCTGTTCTCTATCTGTGGTGTGAAACACAAGTGTCTCGCCAACCTTTGGTTCAAAGACAACGGCATCTTCGTCCTTGAATACAAGCATATATGCCTGTGGGTGCTCAATCATTTGCTCCACTCTTGCTTTCATTTTGCCAAAGTCATTCTCGAATTGAACTGTGTATTGCTTAACTTCGTCATGCCTTACAGGCTCTTGATACGCTTCAGTGAGTTCGTATGAAATTGCGGTTTGCCTGGTTTTAGCTAAATTTTTCTTCTTAACTTTAGCTGTTTTACTGTTGACTGAGTTGCTCAACATTTTGCCGCCATTTCTAGTAATCGAAGAAAGTAGCTCTTTTTGTTGCTCTGCTAGCTCTGAGTCTGTACCGTAAAGAGATACTCCATCCTTAATAATCCTTGCACCTGTAACAGAATACACAGACTTGCCAGGGTCTCTGGAACCTACTACGATATCTCCTGTTTTAAACATACTTGGATCGTTGATTTGGTTTGACATAGTGTTTACGATATAATTTGCTCGCTGAGTTGGTTACTGTATAATATTATCTGAAGATAGCAACTTAAAAATTCACATGCCTAAAAGTATCAAACTTTCTAAAAAAAGCACAGTCTATGTGCCTGATTTGCAGTCATATAAACTTGCAGTAGCTGCTGTCGACGCTGAGAATACCACAGATAAAATTTTTATAAAGCAAAGAATTCACAATTTTGCTCGCGGAAAATTTGAGGATAACTTCGTGGCAGTTTGTACACCTGTGCAGATTGAGGATTTTCCAGAAGACGCACCTGAAGAAGGATCTTCTTATTTTAGAACATCTTCCATTGAAGTTGTGGCCAGAACTCCAGAGCTTATACAAGACGTGTTTAATTCATTACTCTATGAAGTTAAGAAACTTCTGTTAGATCTTGAAGATATTGAAAATCTGAGTGAAGAAGAAGTATATACTGTAACAGGAGGAAGCAAAGTGGTTGCAACTCCTTCCGCACCTCAGATACTCGCTATTGCATCAAGCGACTCGCAAATTATGATAGATTTCGCTGCTCCGGCAAATGACGGGGGAAGCGCTGTTACTAACTATCAGTATTCTGTAGATGGGGGCAATAATTGGGTAACCAGGTCACCGGTAAGAATATCCAGTCCATTAATAATTACAGGACTTACAAACAATCAGATTTACAAAATAACTATAAGGGCGATCAATAGTTCAGGTAAAGGCGCTTCTTCAGGGGTGCTGTACGCTTCACCAACGCTTGCAGGTATACCAACCGCACCAATTCTTATATCAATAGAAGCTGATGGTACAGAGGTAGTAGTTTCTTTTGCTAACCCTGTAAACATGGCTGGAGAGCTTATTGAAAATTACGAATATAGCGTAGACGACGGTCAAACATGGAATCAAAAAGCTCCACCTATACTAGATGGAACTGTAACGATTAGCGGTTTGTCTCCATATACAGACTATCCTATAAAAGTTAGAGTAGTAACAGAAACAGGCAGAAAAGGCTTTTCAACTGTAGCATATCCTTTTAGTTTTAGTGCCCTGCCTGGAATTTTGTTTACTGGAGAAACTGATTCAGATTGGTTTAATTTAACTAATTGGGAAACAAGTACAGGAGCACAGGCTCAATCTTTACCGTGGGCCAGCAGTGAGGTAACGCTTGATGCTGACTGTGTAATTAATTTAGATGACAATCCTTGGATTCAGCCGTTTGCTATAGATGTGGGGGCAACCACGCTAACTTTTAATTCCACACAAGAACCCCGCCCAGTTATAACTTGCGATATAACTGCGACCACCGGAACCGTCGTATTCAATGGTGTGGATTACGGTATTCCGTCTGTAAGGGTAGGTGCAATATTTAGGGGAAACATAGATACAGATTGGTTTAACATATCTAATTGGCTTACTGCTGAAAGAGTACTAGCAAACCAGTTACCCGCGAGTACGGTGAACGTTACGCTAGAGCATGCGTGCGTCGTAAATGTGGACGACCCGGACTGGGTGCAGCCTGCAAGTATATCTATAGGCTCCTACAATATGACCTTTAATTCAACACAAACAATAAGACCAACCATCACATGCGATATATCTGCAACCAGTGGAACAGTAACATTCAATGGCGTAGATTACGGAGCATAACAAAATAATATAATAATATGAGCACAATAACAGGAAACGCAGAGTTCAACAATGCTAACAACAATGGTACTGTAGAAGGAGAATCATCGTTCAACGGCACTAGCGAAAACACAGGCACAGTAGTAGGTGATGCTTATTTTTCTGACACCTCTGCAAATGGTGGAACTGTTGAAGGTAATGCTGCCTTTTATGATAACGCTGTAAATATTGGGGAGGTAACAGAAGCAGCGGCATTTTTAGGTGAAGCTGAGAACAACGGAGATATAGGAGAAGTTATGACTGCGCCTCAAATCATAGAACAGCCTCAACCTGTAAAAAAACTATCAGGTACAGGGGATGCAACATTTGAAATTACAGGAGATGGGTCAATGTTAAACTGCAACTGGACTCAAGGATCTTGTGGTGGACCTTATGGAAAATATTCTGAATACAGAATAATTAATATAAGTGATCCTGGCCAAGGGCAAGCCAGAGCTTGCGATGTTTTATGTAAGCTTGAAAATCCTGCAGGAGAAGTCTCGGGAAATTTAGCTGTGTGCATTTTTGGTGTTTTTCCAACTGTAGAGTTTACAGAAACACCTGACGGTACGCCAATAAACGAATATGGAAATCTTTCTGTAAGCTTAGCTGGAACAAGCAACGACGATAAAGTTCATATAAGTTTAGTCGACGCTCTTAATGATCAAGAACTTTATAGCCCTGTAGAAGTAAGTGTCACAAACGGTAATTTTAGTATATACCATTCGGTAGTGGCAGCAAACTTGATTGTAGCCCACAACAATAAACAAGTTAAATGTAAAGTTTCTGATTCTTTTGGGCATAACTTTACGCAACAATTCACGCTGTTTGTAAATAATGTGGATTTCCATCCGCAAATAATTCAGCATCCTCAAAATGTAGAAGCTGTTGCAGGGCAGACTATAACATTTACAATTCAAACAAACCCACTTACCCCTGTCTCTGACTATCTTTGGGGTACGTTTACCATGGATGCAATTGGTGTGATTCCAGAATCGTATAACCCTGTAGGTGTGAACACAGACACACTGACCATTACTTTACCTAGCGATCTTCCGCTAGGACCATTAACAGTTAATGTGATGGATACAGTTTTGTTCTCCTGCCAAATTAAAGGTCCAGACTCTCCTGGCGACGGAACAGGTGGGCAATATTTCCTGAATTCAAATGGAGCAGGCGTTACAATAGTCGCGCCTTCTGAAGAATAGTCAAAAATTCTTTTGCAATGTTTTGTAAGTCAGCTATATTTCTAACTACAGCAAGCAAGCAAATTAAATTGTACGCTTATTGTACGCGCTAAAATACGCTGTAAATCAAGTAATTACGCAAATTTCTGAAAAAAATCGGTTGTTTGCAAAAAATAAAAAAAATGACCAAAACATCATTGATTAAGCACTGCTTAAAACTGCAAAGACAAAAAAAAGGAGTCGTCTCTTACCTAAAAAGCCAAGGGTATAGCACTAAACAAATCGCTGGTATCCAAGAAGATATGCGAGGAAAGCGTAAGGGTTTAAAGCTAAAGCCAGCTAAAGAAGAATTATTTGAAGACAGAGATTGGAAGACAGGTTTAAAATTTACCAAGAAATACGTATACAACAAAGATGATGACAAATATGTCATGTATCTCAAAGCAGCTAACGGAAACATCGTGCTATCTGGAGACACTGTTAGAGGCATAGTTAAAAATTACTCTAATTGGTGTGGGGAAGAGCACAGCATTAACGAGCTTTGCCGTAACTACAAAATTCCTAGAGCCTATTTTAACGAATTAAAAGACGTTTTAGAGATTACGCACGACTCTGAACCTGTAACTCAAGAAGAACTGCTTGAAAAAGATGTAAATGAGATAGCAGAAGATTTGCTTCAGCAGAAAAGATTCCAGCTCCACCAAGAATTTCAAAAGAGAAGTTGGGAACAAACCGAAGAAGCCGCTTCAAAATGGTTTAAAATGCAAGAGGGAGTATATAACCCTTTTACAAATTTCTTAAATTCATGGAAGCCTGCTAAATATACTCCTGTAAAATACACAGGACCTACCTCACAAAAACTAAATAAGAAATCTTTACTTGTAGGTTTGAGCGATGTGCACTTCGGAGCCAAATCAAACCCTAAAGATTCATATAGAAACAAAGGATACAGCACAGAAGAAGCTGTTGAATGCCTTGCTAAATATGCTTTGGGAATTAAAGAAATAGTAGAAGAAAGAAATTACACGTTTGATTCGTGTGTTCTTACATCATTGGGAGACATTCTGCACACCACAGGCTCAGGGTTCACTACAAAAGGTACGATGCTTGTACATGATTGCGTTAAGGAAGAACAATTTCACGCAGCCTTTGAGAGTATTCTGCAGCTTATAACTAATCTGTTGAGTTTGTTTCCTAAAGTGCATGTAAAAAGTGTGAAGGGTAACCACAACGACTTTGGAGACTATGTTCTTTTTAAAGCGTTAGAGTATTACTTTAGAACAGAAAAGCGGATTTCTTTTGATGTGTTTCAATCAGACCACGGTTTGTTTAAAATTAACAAGTGCTTGTTCATTATCTCTCATGGCTATAGCGCAGAGTACAAAGGTAGAATTCCTTCACAAGGCAAAGCTAGAGAAAGTTATATCGCCAATCTCTTTTTAAGTAAGCCTGAAACTCTTTTAGACATAACTCAAAAGGTTTTACTCACAGCAGATCAGCATCATTTAGAGATGAGAGAGTATGCAGAGTTTGAGCATTACATGCTTTCCACAACGGTTAGAGGCGATAAACATAGTGAGGCTATGGGGCTTAACAATAAGCCGAGGCAGTCTTGCTTTGTTGTAGATAACACAGGCATTAAAGAGATTGTTTACTGCTATGCTAGATAATTACCCTGCGATTACAGCGCAAGAAGTACAGCGTATTATAGGCTTAGCATATCCTGCTACAAATGATTTCATAGTGGCGGGCACAGATTCAAATTACGCAATAAGCACCCAATCGTTTACACAGTCTGGTGATGTCGTTGCCTTGCGTGAAATGATTAATAATTTACAGCAGCAAATAAATGAGTTAAAAAGTAAAGGAAACTCTACGTTGAATTTAAACGAGACGACTAGAAAGCTACCCTTACCTAACCCATGAAAAAGGCACACATTCTATTCATATCTTTTGCCGCTATCGCGCAACTGTACATAGAAGCTTCACTGTTACAGATAAACCAGGAAGTTCTGTTAACAGATACTACTGGCGTAATTAATGTGAGGCAGATATCTAGCGTAGAGGTAGGTAAACAGGTTAAGATATACAGAACTGATGGGGTAGCTTATACAGGTAAAGTTACTGAGATTGAAGAATCATCAACCAGCTATAAAGTATACGGAACTATCACAAATGTTGCTGATGCTTATTTTGGTTTCTCTTTAATTAAAGGTGGTACATTTGTGGGAGCTGTAGTAGAACAAGCCAGTAACAGTACATATGTGGCAGAGTTTAGTCTTGATCATAAAGGATTCATATTGCTAAGGTCGTTCAAGCATGACCGGCCAGGCGCTTAGAATTTAAGTGTGTTTTTTTGGTATAATAATTAGAAGGGGCTTGTAGCTCAATGGTTAGAGCAGCGGCCTCATAAGCCGTTGGTTGGGGGTTCGAATCCCTCCAGGCCCACTTTTTTTAACCCATACCAAAAACACCCATGATGACAAATCCAAACCCCATCAAAGAAGACAGAACAAGCTGGAGACTAGGTCAAGGCTATGATTGGCCTAGAAGACTCAAGGATACGAAGTTTACCATGAAAGTATTGGAAATTACCGGAAAGAAAAACGGAGAGCCAATAGCATCGCAATGGTTTAGATTAAATGAATTGCAGGATGCAATCAAATTGCTGAAGACCTTGGACTCAGGCCACATATGGCAAAGCGAAGGCGCACCAAGTATTTGGGGAATGTTGACAACAAACAGAAAGCGTGTAAAGTTGAACAACCACGACTGTATCTATTTCCCTAAATAAGATAAGAGTAGCCGATGTGGCGAAATGGCAGACGCAACGGACTTAAAATCCGTTGAGGAGCAATCCTCGTGTGGGTTCAAGTCCCACCATCGGTACCAGCTTTTTTTAAATGCACCAGTAGCTCAGCTGGATAGAGCATCAGATTTCTAATCTGATGGTCGCAGGTTCGAATCCTGCCTGGTGCACCACTTCTCATGAAAAAATACAAACTCACCATCGCTGCAATATTGTTTGGCTTATTATATGCTGGCTTAATAGCCGCACTAGCATACAGTCCCTTCTTCATAGTATGGCTAATTAACCTGTCCGGCTATGAAGTTAGTTACAATTTTCAGTCTTGGTTAAGTGTTGTAGTTTTAATGATCGCAGCCATAACAATGATAGCAACAAAATCAAAATGAAAACCATAATATACGCAATTGTAACACTGACAACCACTGCTCTTATCACTGCAAAATATGAAGCGCATAAAAAAAGAGTAGAAAAACTGAAACCTGAAAATATTAGCTTAGATTGGAAGGTTGAAAAAACTCCACAAAAACCTGCACAGTGCCCTGCTGCCTATGATGTAAAAGATAGTGGGGAATTTGGTAAGGAATATGTCTCAGAAGGACCTAAATATGACCATTGCAAAAAATGCGACATTGGGGTATTTATGGATCATCCAGGTGAAGCCTCAAAGTCTTGCACTTATTGTGGACAACCTAAACCAATTGAAGTAAAAGATAACTAGTATGGCTAATAAAAATACACGAGCAAGAAACAAGGAAATGCGTA